ACTTCAGCATCTATTTTGATTAGTGGTTTAGATGCAAGCTATAACCCTCTTTCAGAAACATTGTTTTTAAATGGTACAAGTTCAGTCACTACTGTAAATAGCTATTACAGAGTTAATAGTGTAGTTATGGTATCTGCTGGTACAAGCCAAGTTACCAATGTAGGAACAATTACCCTGAAACAAGGTACAAATATTGTTGCTCAGATTAACCCTAAAGTTGGAAAAAACCAAGCGAGTATTTATTCAGTTCCTAATGGATATACTTTTTATTTAACAGTAGTTGAAGTTAACTCTGACAATACCTTGGGTAGTGGTAATGGTATGTACTACAATGTGCAACAAACTGTTAATGGTGTTCAATTTAATGTTTTGACACAAGGCTTTAGTTCAGTTTATGTCATTGACAGAACATCTGCACCATTCCCTTATGTCCAAAAATCAGATGTCCAGTGGCAAATTGCTACAACCAGTTCAACAGCTATTTTGTCTGGAGCAATTATTATTGGTAAATTAATACAAAATAACAACAATACAACTGGCGTAGGAACCTAATATGCCAAGCAAATCCAAAGCCCAACACAATTTGATGGAAGCTGTAGCACACAATCCTAAGTTTGCTAAAAAAGTCGGCATTCCAACTAAAGTGGGAAAGGAATTTGCTAGTGCAGACAAAGGCAAGAAGTTTGCTAAAGGTGGTCTATACGAAAATATTCATAAGAAACAGGCTCGTATTAAGGCTGGTTCTGGTGAGCACATGCGTAAAGTTGGTTCTAAGGGTGCGCCTACTAAAGAGGCGTTTATCCAATCAGCTAAAACTGCTAAAAAGAAAGATGGTGGCGTATCTTTATCAGTAGGTCGTGGCGAAAAGCTTTCTACTAAAGCTGGTGCAGGACTTACCGCAAAAGGTCGTGCAAAGTATAATAGGGAAACGGGGTCTCATTTAAAGGCTCCGCAACCCCAAGGTGGTTCAAGAAAAGATTCATTCTGTGCAAGAATGTCGGGTGTAGTAAAGAAGTCTACTGGCGATGCGCCTCGTGCCAAAGCCTCTTTAAAACGGTGGAAATGCCCAGGATGGTAATTAATGAGTACTTCAGGAACAGTTGGTCAAACAGTAATATCAGTTCAAACACTAATTGACCATGGAGCTCGTCGGGCTGGAAAACTAGCTGAAGAGCTGACTAACGAACAGGTTAACTCTGCTAAGGATAGTCTTTACTATCTCTTATCAAACCTTGCCAACCGTGGTATTCAGTATTGGGCTATACAAAAAGTCGTTTATGGATTAACTCCTGACCAGTACATTTGGGACTTGCCAGTTGGTATTAACGATGTTTTAAACTCAAATTACAGAACTGTTACACAAAATACAATGGGTGGTTATGCCACTACAGGTAATGGTTCATATGCTTTTGACGGTCAATATACCAATGTCTGTCAATGTACTAATAACAATAGTTCAATAGGAATAAATAATGGTTCAGGTAATCCTGTGTATATTGCTACCGTTGGTATTTTGCCTGCTATCTCTGCTTCTGTAACGGTACAGATTCAATATTCTCAAGACGGAACTAACTGGACAACCATTTATAGCCCTCCTGCAACCAATTGGGTAGCAGGAACATGGATTTATTACGATTTAGACCCATCTGCTAACGCTCCTTATTGGAGAATTTTGCAAACAGCAGGTGCAAATATGGGTGTTTACCAAGTTGTTTTTGGTTCAAACCCCTATGAAATCCCATTGGCACGCTTAAATCGTGACGATTACACCAATTTGCCCAATAAAAACTTTCCAAGCAACCGTCCGTTGCAATATTGGTTTGATAGAACAATTCCCCAGCCCCAAATGTGGCTTTGGCCAACCCCAAATGTGTATTACCCACAGATAGTTTCGTGGTGTTCACGCTACATTCAGGATGTTGGCTCTCTTTCTGGTCAGATAGAGATACCTCAGCGTTGGTATTTGGCTATTCAGAACATGCTTGCCCATCAAATGGCAATGGAGTTACCCAATGTAACCCCTGACCGCATAGCTTATTGCGAAATGCAAGCAGAAAAGTATTTCAATATGGCTGAGCAAGAAGAGCGAGACAAGTCACCCATTTATTTTGCCCCCAATATTAGTGTCTACACGAGATAAGAATGGCAAAATGGTTAGATACTCAAGGAAACTCAGTGCTATCTATCGCTATATGCGACAGATGCAAGATGAAGCGTGCCTACAGTGATATTGGACAAGATAGAAACTTGCCAGGTCTACGGGTCTGCAATGAAGGGTGTAACGATGAGCGTGACCCTTGGAGATTGCCTGCACGCCCAACTGAAAAGATTACTATTCGGTTTCCTCGCCCAGATGCAGATATTGCTCAGTACGATGATGCGCTTACTACTGACCCCAATATCGTTAATGACCCAAATCAAGCGCCCAATATCAATCCTACGCCAGTTACAGAAGGTGAGTGGGGTATTGCTCCTGAGACTTCGCAAGACCCACTTGACGGTAACTTGGATAATTTAAGCCCATGACCGTTCCATATTTACCTATTTATCAAGTCAATACGCCTGTGCGTATGGCTATTAGTCCGCTTACGACTTCAGCTACGACTTTATATACGACTCCTTCTAATGTTCGGGCTAATGTTCAAGACATCATTATTGCCAACACAACCAATGGGGCGTTGACTTATACAGTTTATTTAGTACCTGCAAGTGCTACCGCAGGTACAGCAAATGCACTTTTTTATCAAGTTTCCTTACCAGCAAATACTAGTTATCATTGGGTTGGTTCGCAAATCCTATTTGCTGGAGATACCATTCAAGCATTGGGTTCTGCAACAGGATTAACTATCTCAATTAGCGGTCAACAGGCTACATAATTATGGCAAACATAAGAATATCCCAGCTTCCATCAGCTCAAACCGCCATCACAGGTACTGAGCTTGTTCCTATTGTTCAAAATGGCGAAACCGTACAAACAACGGTTAGCGCAATTGTTAATAGCCCCGTTCAAACTCAAACATTTTTAACCATAAACAATGAACCAACGCTCCCTAACAGCCGTTATTTGGCTGTAGGTGCAGGATTAAGCTTAGCCGATGGCGGGGCGCAAAGTAGCTATGCTATTACCCCTGTAGGCGCTCTTGCAAGCCTTGTTAATGCTGGTCAAGGGTTCATGGTCAAGAGTAGTGGAACAAGCCTTGTAAACCGTTCTATAGCGATTTCTGGCAATGGTTTAAGCATTGTTAATGGTGATGGAACTACAGGTAATCCTACCATCGCTTTAACAAACAATGTGGCAAACCTTGCTGGTGCTTCAGGAACAGGTTTATTGGCAATTGCTGGTAATAATGCCCTAAGTACTGTCACAATTGTAGGTGTAGCGAATCAGATTTCGATTACTAATGGGAATACTTCTCCAGTAATTGGAATTGCAAGTAATCCAATATTCCCTGGCACAGCTAGCATAACTCTTCCATCAGGTGGAACTGGAGCTCGTCCATCAGGTATAAATGGCATGCTTCGCTATAATAGCGATTTAAATGCTCTAGAAACCTATGCTAATGGTGCATGGGGAACAATTGTTTCAGGTTCTGGAGTATCTTCTTTTAGCGCTGGAACTACGGGTTTAACACCATCTTCTGGAGCTACAGGTGCAGTTGTTTTGGCTGGAACTCTGAATGCGTCTAGTGGTGGTACGGGTATTTCTGGGACATTGACAGGTATCCCATATGCAAATGGTACTTCTGCATACACTACCGCTACTACAGCACAATTGTTAACGCTGTTAGGAACGACTCCTATTGCCAATGGTGGTACAGGTCAAACTACAGCGTCCTCAGCGTTTAACGCTTTATCACCAATTACGACAACTGGTGATTTGATTTATGGAAGCTCGGCTAATACTTCTTCCCGTTTGCCAATCGGAACTACCAATCAAGTATTGACTGTTGTTGGAGGTATTCCTGCATGGGGTTCTGTTGCAGGTGTTGCAGTTACTTCGTTTAGTGCTGGGTCAACTGGTTTAAGCCCAGCGGCCCCCACTTCAGGTGCTGTAACTCTAAGCGGAACTCTTGCTGTAGCAAATGGTGGTACAGGCTTGTCTTCCACCCCAGCTAACGGTCAAATTGACATTGGTAACGGTACAGGTTTTACTAGAACTACGCTGACAGCTGGTACGGGTATATCTATCACTAATAGCTCAGGTTCTATTACTATCGCTATTAATGGAACGGGTGAAGTGACTTCGTTCAGCGGTGGCACAACAGGATTGACTCCTAATACCCCAACAGGTGGAGCGATTACTCTTAGTGGTATTTTGAACCCTGTAAACGGTGGTTCTGGAGTAGCTGGTACTTTAACTGGCATTCTTTACGGAAATGGTACTTCAGCCTACACTACAGCTTCTACCGCTCAAGTTCTTTCCTTAATTGGAACTTTGCCAATCGCTAACGGTGGTACAGGAATTACTTCTCTTGGAACAGGGGTACAGACTGCTTTAGGGCAGAATGTGACAGGTTCTGGTGGGTTTGCTCTAGCAGTTAGCCCTTCCTTTACAACACCTATTTTGGGGGTCGCTACAGCTACTTCTTTGACGGTAGGAACCCTGACTTATACCCCTGCAAATGCTTTAATTACAGCACAAAGCTCAGCAACAGCTTACAACCAAGTCATTATTCAAAATAGCAACAATGGTGCTACTGCTTCTGCTGACTACATTGTAAATAACAACAACTCTACCGATTCCACCTATTATGGTGACTTTGGTATGAACAGTGGTGGATTTACTGGTTCTGGAGCGTTTAACGCACCAAATACAGTGTATTTAACAGCCACTACAGGCGATTTGGCGATTGGAACCACTACAGCAAATGCTATTCACTTTGTTGTTAATGGAGGCACTACTGATTCAGCCACAGTAAATGGAACAACAGGTGTTTGGACTTACGCAAGCACTATCAACGGTTCTATTACGGGTAATGCTGGAACCCTGACATTATCAGCTGGTTCTGGAACTACTAACTACATTACATATAGTTCTTCTGCTACGGGTAATGTTTCCCAATTCACCAGTTCAGGATTGACATACAATGCCACCAATACTGCTCTCACAGGCGGTATCAACGGTGGAACTTTCTAATACATAACGATATAATGTTTAAAAGGAATTAATTATGGCTCAGACAGGTTATACACCCATTATTCTGTTTCACAGCACAACAGCGTCGGCAACTCCGACTACTGGGAATCTTGCTGTTGGTGAGCTGGGATTAAACAGCACAGACGGAAAACTCTATTACAACACTGGTTCTGCTATTGCAGTTCTAGCTGGAGCAGGCGGTGCTGGTATTGCAGGTGGCTCTAATACCCAAGTCCAATACAACTCTAGTGGCTCATTGGCTGGTTCTGCCAACATGACTTTTGATGGTACTTATTTAACTGTTAATAGCCTTAAAGACTCTGCACTGACCAGTGGTCGTGTTACC